TACGTCCATTAGTATTAGTATGGTGTATATGTATATTTTCAATGGCTGGAATTTTAGATAGCGTTGAAACTATACCTTTTCACATTAATGAATTATGGAATGATACTTTCGAAAAGGTCATGATGGCTGTAGTTTTAGCCTATTTCGGCGGACGCACAACAGAAAAGGCGAGTAATATATTTAACAAAAAATAAAAATTAAAATGGGATATTTTAGCAGAGCAATAGCTATAACAAAAAGCGACACCATAAATACTCTTCCAGCATGGGAATTTATGAATCAAACTGGAACTCTAGGTACTTACTTAGCAGGTTCTTTAATTTATGTTGGAGGTGCAGGAGATGTTAATGTTATCCCTGCGGGAACAGTAGGTGCACAAAACACAGTAGTAACTTTAACAGTTTCTGCTGGAGGTACTGGTTATACTGGAGCAAACAACGTAGCCACAACAACAAGCGGAAGTGGTTCAGGTTTAACAGTAAATACAACTGTAAATGCTGGAGCAGTAACAGCGGTTGCTATAGGTAATAGCGCTGGTACTGGATACAAAATAGGAGATACAATAACAGTTTCTGGTGGTGGTGCTAATGCTACTTTAACAGTAGATGAAGTGAGAAGTTTACTACCTGTTGTAGGAGATGGAGTTGAGTTTTCTGGATTAGACGCAGGAGATATTGTACCTATTTACGTTGACTATGTATTAAGCACGAATACTAGTGCTACACTTTTAGTGGCTGGTAGAGAATCAGCTATGTAAATAACTGATATATAAGTGACTATATAAATAAGAATAATAACAAATTAAATTAAATTAAAATTATGAGTAAAGAAGTAAACAAAATTACAGAAGAGCAATTAGAAAAGGTAACTAAACAACAACAAGAACTTAGCGAGTTGTTAAGATCATTAGGTGTATTAGATGTTCAAAAACATAATATACATCAAAAAATAAATGATTTATCTAAAGTTGTTGAAGAGACTAAACAAGAATTAGAAGAACAATACGGAAAAGTAAATATTAATCTATCTGATGGTACTTATTCTAAGATAGAAGAGGAGAAAAAAGGTGACGAGTAATATTAGAAAAATCAGTATTGGATCTGATTATAAAAATGATGCTATGCATTATGCTATTGGCCAACAAGTTTATGGTGGACATGAAATAGCTTATATTATATATGATGATTCTGATAATTCTTATAATATTTATATAAAGAAAAGTAACGAGGTATTGCCATGGAAAAAATTTAATTCTAACATGGCTATATCCGTTGAATATGATTTAGAATATTAATGAAAAGTTTATTTGATTTTATTATACAACCTTTAGGGAATAAGTATAGTAATACAGTTAAAGTTGAAGGTAAAGATATTGTTGTCAATACTAAAATAGAAAACTGGAAATTTGTAAATAGATTAGCTATAGTAAAAGAAACACCTACAGCTTTTGATACTAAAATCAATAAAGGAGACATTATAGTTATTCATCAAAATGTTTTTAGAACTTTCTACGACATGAAAGGTGAAAAAAAGAAAAGTAGATCTTATTTTAAAGATGATTTATATTTTTGTGCTATTGATCAAATATATTTATATAAAAACACAGAAGGTTGGCACAGTTTTGGAGATAGATGTTTTATAAAACCCATCAAAGATACTGATGATCTAACGTTAGATAAAGAAAAAAAGTTAATTGGCATATTAAAATATGGTAATAACTCATTAAACGCACTTAATATTAACCCAGAAGACCTAGTAGGATATACACCTAATGGAGAATGGGAGTTTTTGGTTGACGGAGAGCGTTTATATTGTATGAAATCAAATGATATTGTTATAAAATATGAGCGTAAAGGAAACGAAAAAGAATATAATCCAAGCTGGGCGAGTAGCAGTTAAAGAGTTAATTAAAGTTGCTAAAGAACCTATTATAGATTTTGGACCAGATATATCCGCAGATAGATTAAAAAACGCTGCAGCTACTAAAAAGTTAGCTATTTTTGATGCTTTTGAGATTCTAAATAGAATACAAGAAGAACAAGATATGTTAGAAAATAAACCTAAAGAAGTAAAGAAAGAAAAGACTTTTAAAGGTTTTGCAGAAGGGAGGTCTAAATAATGTACGAACAAGTATTATATAAAATATTACCTGATTACATTAAACCTAAGGTTCTTAAACAAATGAATAGGTTTAAAAAATGGGAGTACGGGTATAATGAAGACCATGATATGGTGGTTATATCTAAAACTGGAGAGATAGGTGAGGTCTATGAGATACAGAATTTAAAAATAGCTTTACCAAAATCTAACCAAGTACATAAGTTTGAAAAAGATACATGGGAAAGATTTGAATACCCTAAAGTTTTAAAGAAAATAAAGACAGTTTTTGACTGGAAACAATACCCACAAGATTTTAAAGAAAAGTGGTTTGAGTATATTGATGAAGAATTTAAAAGACGAGAAGAAGGTTTTTGGTTTAAAAACAAAGGTGAAACTACTTATCTAACTGGAACTCATTATATGTATTTACAATGGTCTAAGATTGATGTTGGACCACCAGATTTTAGAGAAGCAAATAGATTATTCTTTATATTTTGGGAAGCTTGTAAAGCAGATGTAAGATGCTATGGAATGTGTTATTTAAAAAATAGACGTTCTGGTTTTTCTTTTATGGCATCAGGTGAAGTAGTTAACTTAGCTACAATATCTAGTGATTCAAGGTATGGAATACTATCTAAAACTGGACCCGATGCTAAGAAAATGTTTACTGATAAGGTTGTGCCAATATCAGTTAATTATCCATTCTTTTTTAAGCCCATCCAAGATGGTATGGATCGACCTAAAACAGAATTAGCATACAGAGTACCAGCTTCTAAATTTACTAGAAGAAGTATTGAAGCAGGGAGTGAAGATATAGATTTACAAGGATTAGATACTACTATTGACTGGAAGAATACAGGTGATAATAGTTATGATGGTGAAAAATTAAAACTATTAGTACATGATGAATCTGGAAAATGGGAAAGACCTAATAATATTCTTAATAACTGGAGGGTTACAAAAACAACATTAAGACTTGGTAGCAGAATTATTGGAAAGTGTATGATGGGATCAACATCTAACGCGTTAGATAAAGGAGGTAGAAACTTTAAAAAATTATATGATGATTCAGATGTTACAAAAAGAAACAGCAATGGACAAACTCGCTCAGGACTATATTCTTTGTTCATTCCTATGGAGTGGAATTACGAAGGATACATTGATTCTTATGGGATACCTGTATTCGACACCCCACAAGGAAAAGTGCATGGACCTCATGGAGTACCAATTAAGCGCGGAGTGGTTGAATACTGGGAGAATGAGGTAGAAGGTTTAAAAGATGACCAAGATGGATTAAACGAATTTTATAGACAATTCCCTAGAACTACTAAACATGCGTTTAGAGATGAATCTAAATCATCTTTATTTAATCTTACAAAAATATATCAACAGATAGATTTTAATGAAGATTTAAAAAATACCTTAGGAATTTCACAAGGTAGTTTACAATGGGAAGATGGAAAAAAAGATACAAAAGTTATATTTATACCAAATAAACAGGGTAGGTTTTTAATAAGCTGGGTTCCACCAGTTCATTTACAAAACAGAAGATATTTAAAAAATGGAATTAATTACCCTGGTAATGAGCATTGCGGTGCTTTTGGATGTGATCCATATGATATATCAGGTACAGTTGACAAAAGAGGATCTAATGGATCGTTACATGGTTTAACGAAATTTAGCATGGAAGAAGTTCCACCTAATCATTTCTTTTTAGAATATATAGCTCGACCTCAAACAGCTGAAATATTTTTTGAAGATGTACTAATGGCGTGTGTATTTTACGGAATGCCAATATTAGCAGAAAATAACAAACCAAGATTACTTTATTATTTTAAACGTAGAGGTTATAGAGGTTTTGCTATGAATAGACCAGATAAGAAAAGAAATAAATTATCTGTTACAGAAAGAGAGATAGGTGGTATACCTAACTCAAGCGAAGATATAAAACAAGCTCACGCATCCGCAATTGAAACCTATATAGAACATTTTGTAGGATTAAAAGAAACAGGTTACGGAGATATGTATTTTCAAAGGACATTAGAAGATTGGTCTAGATTTAACATAAACAATAGAACCTCTCATGATGCTTCTATTAGCTCAGGTTTAGCTTTAATGGCGTGTAACAAACATAGATATACACCTGTAAATAAAAGAGAATTAAAACCAGTTGATTTAGGTATAAAAAAATACAATAATAAAGGAACTTTATCAAAAATTATAAATTAATGAATATATATACTAATACTAATAGTGCTTTCCCTAGTCAAGTAGTGAGTGATGCTGAAAAAGCTAGTATTGAATACGGAAGTCAAGTTGCTATGGCTATTGAATATGAATGGTTTAAGACTGGAAGAACTCAAGGTAATAGATATTTGACTAATTGGAATCAATTTCACCAATTAAGATTATATGCTCGTGGAGAACAAAGTATACAAAAATATAAAGATGAATTATCTATTAATGGTGATTTGTCTTATCTTAATTTAGATTGGCAACCTGTACCTATTCTATCTAAATTTGTAGATATTGTAGTGAATGGTATATCTTCTAGAACTTATGATATAAAAGCTTACGCACAAGATCCTGATTCAGTAAAGAAAAGAACCAAATATGCTGAAAAAATACAGGAAGATATGTTGGCTAAAGATTATTTAGAAGAGTTGAAAAAATCATTAGGAATAAGTTTATACCAAAGTAAAAGTGCCGATGTATTACCAGAAACCGCAGAGGAATTAGAATTGCACATGCAATTATCTTATAAGCAAAGCATTGAAATAGCAGAAGAAGAAGCTATATCTTCTGTTATGGATCATAATAAATACGATTTAACTAAGCGTAGATTAAACATGGATTTAGCTGTACTGGGTATTGGTGCGTGTAAAACTAGTTTTAACACTGCAGAAGGTATAGTAGTTGATTATGTAGATCCAGCTTATATGGTGTATTCTTACACAGAAGATCCAAATTTTGAAGATATATATTATGTAGGTGAATTAAAATCAATAACAATCCCTGAACTTAAAAAAGAATTTCCTAATATATCTAAAGAAGAATTAGAAAGAATACAAAAAATGCCTGGCAATAGAAACTATATTACAGGTTGGGGAGGTTATGATGAAAACACTGTTCAAGTAATGTATTTTGATTATAAAACTTATCATAATCAAGTATTTAAAATAAAAGAAACTGAACAAGGTTTACAAAAAGCATTAGAAAAACCTGATACTTTTAATCCACCAGTGAATGATAACTTTGAAAGAGTAGCGAGATCTATAGAGGTTTTATATAGTGGAGCTAAGGTCTTAGGAACAGATACAATGTTAAGATGGGAGTTAGCAGAAAATATGTCTAGACCAATGTCAGATACTACTAAGGTAGAAATGAATTATGCTATATGTGCGCCTCGTATGTATAAAGGAAGAATTGAATCTCTTGTTAGTAAGTGTATAGGTTTTGCTGATATGATTCAGTTAACTCATTTAAAATTACAACAAGTGTTATCTAAAATGGTACCAGATGGTGTTTATTTAGATATGGATGGATTAGCGGAAGTAGATCTAGGTAACGGTACTAATTATAATCCAGCTGAAGCATTAAACATGTATTTCCAAACTGGTTCAATAGTTGGTAGATCTCTTACTCAAGATGGAGATATGAATCCTGGTAAAGTTCCTATACAAGAATTAACAGCTAGTTCTGGTCAAGGTAAAATACAAAGTTTAATTTCTACATATCAATATTATTTACAAATGATAAGAGATGTGACCGGATTAAATGAAGCTAGAGATGGTACTACACCAGATAAACAAACTTTAGTAGGTTTACAAAAAATGGCAGCTAATGCTTCTAACGTTGCAACTAGACATATCAAACAAGCGAGTTTATATGTAACACTTAGAATAGCAGAAAATATAGCATTGAAAATAGCTGACGCGTTAGAATTCCCACTAACATCAGAGTCTTTAGTTAATAATATTTCTAATTATAACGTAAATACTTTAACTGAAATACAAACTTTAAATCTTCATGACTTTGGTATTTATTTAGAATTAGAACCAGATGAAGAACAACAAGCTCAGTTAGAACAAAACATCCAAGTAGCTTTACAGCAAGGAGGTATTGATTTAGAAGATGCTATTGATTTAAGACAAATCAAAAATCTTAAATTAGCTAATCAAATGCTTAAAGTAAAACGTAAGCAAAAAGGAAAAGAAGAACAAGAGAATGCTATAGCACAAACACAAGCTCAAGCACAAGCTCAAGCTCAAGCAGCAGAAGAAATAGCAATGTCTGAAGTTCAAAAACAAGAAGCTATATCAGGATCTAAAGTACAATATGAAAAAGCTAGATCTGAGATGGAAATACAACGTATGCAGACAGCTGCTCAATTAGAACAAGAAAAAATGCAAGCACAATTTGAATATGATAAGCAATTGAAGCAAATGGATATGCAACAAATGGATGCTAAAGAAGCACGAATAGAAGATCGTAAAGATAAGCGTATAAAAATGGAAGGTACGCAACAAAGTAAGATGATAGATCAAAGAAAAAATGATTTATCACCTATAGATTTTGAATCAAAAGATATGGCTAGCATGATGCTAGATGTCTAATTTTATTAATTATTTAATTATATTATATTATGTCAGAAATTAAAACAAATGAACCTGTTAAACAAGAGGGTGACTTTAAAGTAAAATCTAAACCAACAAAACCTAAACAATTAGGTAATGTAGATCAAGAAATAACTAAAGTTAATTTAAAAGAACCTCTAATAGAAATACCTAATGAGGTTACTAAAGTAACAATCCCTAACGAAGCAGTTAAAAAAGAAGAAAATGCCATTCAAATCGGAGAAACAAAGGAGGTATCTGTGGAAGAACCATCCGGAGATAGCACAGAGGTGGGAGAATCTATACAAGAGCCCAACGAGACTACTGAAGGGTTTTCTCCAATCAAAGAAGTAACCCAAGAAGAGGTTGAAAAAGAAAAAGAAAATATACAAGAAAAACATGAAGAAGTAGAAAATGTTAATCTACCTGAAAATATTGAAAAACTTGTAGATTTTATGAATGATACCGGTGGAACCGTAGAGGATTATGTAAGATTAAACGCGGATTATACACAGGTTGATGATGGTACTTTATTAAAAGAATATTAT